CCCTTAAAAGTAGTGTTTTCTAAAAGAGGCCAAGTTATTCTTAAACTAGCGGGAACTTGAATTCTACTTCTAAACCTAATAACAGGAGCATTTTTAATAGGTACATTAAAAATACCTAATGCATTTAATTCTTCTGTAGTTAAAACTTCAATAATAACTTCAGTATTAACATTTCCACCTCTATTAAGCTCTGAAGGTGATCCAACTAGTATGTTTGTTCCACCATTGTCAATAATACATGGGTTAAAAACAAAATTTTCATTTGGAACAACTAATTTATGACTAGAGGATTCAAAGTCAACAATCGCTCCCCTGCTAGTGGGAACAGGGGTATCTTCTTTTTCAACCGTGCTAAATAAAACACCGAATAAATCATAAAGCGGAGATTTCCAAAGAACTCTTTGTGCTGCGGCATTTTCAAAACCGCCTGACGTTACATCATCCGAATATCTAAATTCAGCAGCAATGTTTGAATTTTTAGAAACAAAATCGGAACCTCGAATCCAAAAACAAATATCGCCCCATTTACCCTTTTTAATTTGTTGTGGTAATTCTGAATAATTAATCCAATTAGAAGGATCTAGACTTTCTGCAATAGAGAGCATAAGGATATACCCTCCTTCATCAGCACCTAAGTACACTTCATTACCCTGTACATACATTCCTACAGGTTGCTGACCACCTTGACCTCTACCTGAAATTGCCCAATCACTTTCACTTGTAAGACCGCTTAAATGGTATGTTCTAGACCAATATACATCTCCGGGAAACATTGTTCCTTGAGTTGTACCTAATCCCGCACCTTCTCTATGGATTAACCCGGCTTCATCACCGTCAGTCAGTGTGGAAACAGCATATGTATCAACTGACCCACTAACTAGGGTAGAATCTTCTAAAATCAAACCCCAATCAGACAAACTAACAAAACCAATTAAAGTTTGCCTACCCTGATTATCTCCAAATGAAACGTAAAAACCTTTTTCATCATTTGGGCCAATGGGGAATAAAAAAGCCCCATGCGTATGGCCCGCATGTTCCCCAGTTTCCATAGGAATTCTATGGGAATGGGGAAGTTGAATCATTCCTTTATCAACAGACCATTCATCTGTACTATCACTGTAAGAAAATCTTGTAGCGTAAGATAAGTTATGGCTACCTTCATCACTTTCAGGATCGCCATCACCACCGTTACTAAAATATGTACTAATAACAGCAAAAACTTTAGAAAGATCATTCCATTTATTTGCACACATTTGCATCGTACCTAAGTCTGCAATTGACCCAATCCTATTGTTTCCTGATCTTTCTGAAGCATGAATAGGGGATGAAAGATAGTGTTCCCAACCAGTAGAAGAAATTGCATTATTTTCAATTTCAGTATTACTAATTGATTTAGTAATAATTCCAGTAATGCCTCTAGACCAGTTATTTACATTACCTTTGTTTGCGTCATCTAAAGCATTGTCATATTTTCTATGGATTACTTGGACAACAAACAAAAATGAACCACCAACATTTTTTGGGGCAGCAACTCCAACACTAACTGCTGTTGAAGCTTCATCATCAACATGAAGATTAGTACCCTGTTCAACAACCCCAAACTCTAAGCTGGAAGGCACAGTATAAGTTAAAGAAGCGTTTGTATTAGAACCTCCAATGTCAAAATGTTTCCACGAAGAATCGTTTTTTCTTTTAATAGAAACATAAACTCTACCTTTAGCTACCACGGCACCAATAATTTCACCTGCTTCTGAAGAATGGTATGCTTGTGGATCATAACCAGCAATAGAAGATGGGCCAATATCTTCTAATGTTGGATGTCCTAAAAACAATCTTGCATATTGATCTAAAGTGTTAGCTTTGCTATTAGGAAGATTTTTAAAAATTGGATGTAAAACTAGATTAGTTGGAATAAAACTAGGGGCATCAAAAACCCAAATACCCGTACCACCAGAAGAAAAAACTAATAAAAGTCCGGTGTTAAATTCGCCTTTAACTTTAGTTAAATCACTATCCCCGTTTTGGGGAGAACCAGTAACTTGACTATCAAAAGCAAAAAGATACTCAACATCAGCATCGTCTATAGTAATTAGATTAAAAACACCATCTTCTGCTTCAGCAATTTGTGATTCAGAAAGTGCTACATTGGTAAGCATATACTCATGGTAGGTAATATCACAGGTTTGAGCAGAAACTTCTACACCAACAGTTGCCCTAGCATTTGAAACTGTATTATGGCTACCTGATGTGTTATTAGTAGCAACCTTAACACCATCTAAGTAAACTTTCCATCGTTCAACAGAAAGAGTATTATCAAAAGTTACAATAACGCTATGCCACTCAGAATCATCTGGAATATTAAATTCTAAATTACCATCTAGAATATCCACACTAGAGCTTGCAACAAAAGATGCCCGGATAATATAGGAATCCGCACTAGTACCTGATTTAACTAAGTCAAAACGATTAGTTGCCCAATTTAAAATTCTTTCGCCGGTAGAAGGGTGAGCATCAATTTTAATTCTAGCTAAACCTGAAAATTCGGATAAACCTTGCATTAACGGAACTTGATTAGTCCGTAAAGAGCGAAATGTTGCAGAGCCGACTTCAATTTTAAATGACATACTGTTTTACCCTAAAATAAAATATGGTCTACTACTTAAAGCAGACCATATTGAAATTACTTTCTTACAGGAAACTCTGGACGTTTCGTGCCACGAAAATTTTTCCTTTGAAACGATCTATCAATAGGAGATCGAGGGTCATTATCAACACCAAGAATTGAAATTCTTTGTCCTGATCTTTCAACAGCACGTTGATTGCAACTACGGATATAGTCTAACCGAGTTTGGGTAGAATTATTAGCGGTATCTTTTCTAAACTCTAATTCCTGTAAAAAGTCACGCTTCTTAATAAGAGAATCACGTTCTGCCATAAGAATAGAAATATGGCTATCAAAGGATTGAATTTCTTCGTCTAATTCTTCTTTCGTTTGCTCAGAACTAGTAGCCACAAAATCATCTTCATCAGGCTCAACTTCTTCTACCTCTTTTAAGTTAAACAATCGTTTAAATTCAGGATCAGCTTCAGTAATCATTTTTCGATTAATAGTTTCATCACCTGTTACTTTACGGATATATTCAACAGAAGGTAAATTATCAATTGTCCACTGTTTGTTATCAATATGATCTAATTCACTTAGAACTTTAGTTAAATCATAATCTGCCATTTTTTTATTCCTTAATCATCTAAAAGAACTGAATATACCAATTCAAATTCAACATTTGCAGTAAGAACTGACGTATTCCCACTAATATCAGGATCATCAATAACAATATTAAGGTTAATCTCTAAACTTTCATCAGTATTGTCTAACACCGATTGGGCAAGTGAAACACCCCTAGTCCTGACAACAACTCCACCAACAGCTTGAGGCATTGCAGTAGAAGGAACAATATCAACTTCCCCACCATTTAAAGTACCATCACCTGTTGGGGCGGAACCAATAGAAAAATCGCTATCAAAAATATCAGTAACATCAGTACCTGTTTTTCCAGTGATAGATAAATATGCAACAGCAGCGTGAATAGCAATATTACCTTCAGGTAGATCACCTAAAACACCTGTAACAAAACCTACGCCTGATGCACCTGTAGCAGTTAAAGGAATTCCGGTTTTAATAATACGAAGTTTTTTTACTGCAATAACACTATCTTCGGCTCTTGATAGTGATCTTGGAAGTCCCTTACCCATATCTAAATCTCCTTTAAAATAAAAAATAGTAGGGGCTTTTAAACCCCTACTACTTTAAAATAAATTACGCTTCGCGGGTTCTCAATCGCGCGATCTTAATTTGTTTACGCTCATCGTAAACCCGTTGCCAGTTAGCAGCAGCAGCAAGATTTGCATTACTTGGGCCACCGTTAGAAATCGAAGACTGAACATAAGCATGCCCAACCGGATGCATGGAAAGAATTCGGCGAGTGGTAAGGTTTTCCTGACCCACACCATTACCAGCTAATTCATCCATAGAAACAACGTCCGGACGCGGATGCGAACCTAAACCAAGAAGAACCGCACCACGACCGAATAACCAAGTATCATAAACATTACCAGCAACAGGCATACCATCATCAACAATAACTTCACGACCCAGAAAAGTAGGAATATTAATCATACCTTCAGCGTCAGGAATAAAGTCAATTAAGTTGTTTTCCTGCATTCTGGCATAAACAACACTATGAACTGCCATAAGAACAAGATCATCCATACTATCACCCATCGTAAGCGCAGTACGGATAACATTTTCAGCAGTAAAGTTAGTGACACCATTGATGAAACTTGCACCGGAAACATCATTGGTCATATCACCCTGAACATGCTCAGAGGCAGAAGGTGCAGCAGTATTATCCGCAAAAACACCATTCATGGTGGAAATGAAAGCACGCTGATATCTACGCGACCAATAATCAGCAACAAGATCACCGATAGCTGCCATTGGATCACTACCTGCAAGTAATCTTGCAAGATAGTTACTACCCCACGATTTAGTACGAACCATTCTAACAGCAATTTCAAGTGCAGTACCAATTTTAGCGGGCGTTTGGTCCCCTCTATTGGCATTAGTTGGCGTACTGTTTTCAAAAGAAGCTGCTTGAATATCAGCAGCAGTATCAGTACCTACATCATCTGCGCCAGTAGAATCAGACGCATCAAGATCTAAGTAAGAAGGAACATTGACAGTTAAACCGGGACCACTAAGGAACTGGTTTAACAAATCGTCAGCAACAACTACGCCAGACTGAAGAAGTCTAAATTTTTCTTCGGTTCGCTGCTGAACATAGGGGCTAAAAACTTCAGGAACAACAATATCAGAAACTTGTACAATAGCCATTTTAAATCTCCTAATAAATGATCGTTAACAAACTTTTTCAGTATCACACTGACTAATTGAAGCAACGATCACCGGAGCCTCACTAGTCACAATATAGTTACTTTTTAGCTACAGGCTTTGGGCCACCTAATTTTGTGCCAGCTAATTTAGCCATGTTGGAAGCACGCTCTGAACCGTGCGATTTAATATACCTACCTTGTTCAGTAAGATTCCATCTTTCCACGCTCCATGGGTTGTCACCCATACCCTTACCACCGCCACTAGCATTTCCACCTTCAGAAATAGGCCACCAATGCGGACGTTTACTTTGCATTTCCTTAAGCCAAGTATTCGGATCAAAACCGGTTGCAATATTAAATTTATTCTCTTTAGTCCGAATGTTACCATCTTCACTAACTTCAAAAACAGCTTCAGCAAGAAACAAAACATCCTCTACAGCAGTAGGAAGAATTTTAGCTTCAGTTGCAGCAGATCTAACAGAATCGTGAATATGGCGTCTAACTTTTTCGTCTCTAAGTTGCGTTAATTCTTTTTCAAACTCACCAACCTTTGTTTTGTAATCAGTCAATTCACGTTCAACAGGCGAAAGTCTGGTGCGAACCCTCGCTTCAGTTAATTCTTCAAGTTTAGAATCTAATTCTTCTTTCTTACCAGAAGCAGCAATTTCTAACTCTTTAAATCTATCCATTTTCTGAATAATTTCATTAGGATCTAATTCACCTAGCACCTTATACTTATCTTTAACCTGCTTAGTGGATTCTCTTTCAGCATTTAAAGCCTTAGTAAGCCTGTTAACATCATCTTCAGTTTTAATACCCCCAATACCAGTCAAAACATGCTTACCCTCTCTTTCAGAATAAAGATCTCTGTAAGCTTCGGGGATATCATCAACATTATCATGCGAATAAGACAAAGCCATTCTAATTACCTCTTTCGTTTTCTAAAACAATTCCAGCAGCAATAAATGCACTACGTTCACGTTTACTTAACTCAACAAGGGTTAATTCTTTGTTAGCACCGTCAACAAAAGAATTAAGTGATAAGTTTCCTTTACGAAACAGTCTAGCTTTTGTTTCACCTAAAACCTCGTTTTGAAAACCTACTGATTGCTTTCTTAACCAATCTTCGTATTTAATTTTTTGTGGTACACCTCCAATTAAATTTTTACTGTTTCCAGAAAAACCGTTTTTAAGTGGAAGATTCGTAAATTTATTCGCATTAAAAACAAAAACTCTAATAGATCTACATCTCGTGTGAAGTGGTGGGATAGGCCCAACACCGACTTCATAAACATTACCATCTAATGATCTACAAATTGCAGTTGTAGCAGCATCTAAAACAGCAACATAAAATTCACTAGAAATGTACCTACTATTGACGCGAGAAAAATCACTAGAAATGTAGGAACTAACACCTGCTGTAACTGTTTTAGATACGGAATCAGCCTGTCTAAATAAAGTTGCGTTGGCAGCTTTGAATCTAACACTTAAATTTCCTTCCTGAGTTGCAGATAGTTTTACAATATCGGCTAACCTCTGAAGATCGGCATTGCGTAAAGAAACAAACCAATCATTAACATTTCTACCGTTGTACGGAACCGTAGAAACACTTTGGTTTAGTGTAGCTCGAGAAACGCCCAACAAAGCTAAGACTACAGGGAGAACATTTTGTGAAGTATTTTTGTAAAAATCAGCTTCATTCTTAGCATAAGATTTGATATCTTCATTAAACTCATCAAAAGCTTGACGCCATGTTTGTAGACGGATATCACGAATTTGTCTGATAATTTGCGAAATTTCTCTACTAATAGTAACCGTAAAATTACCGCGATTGCGTTCAATATCCCGAATTAAAAGTAAAATTTGTCTATCCGATTCAGCAACCTGTTTTACGATCTGATTCCGAAGTTGCGCAGAATATCTAAGTCCAAAAATTTGGTGTCTAACGAACGCATCAAAAATTTGTTCATTAGATGTTAGCATTGCCGGCACGCTGAATCGGGTTTAAATCAGGTTGTGGACCTAAAAAATCAGGATCATTTTCAATTTCTACAATTTCTTCCTCAAAATCATATTTAGTAATATCCTTTTTCTTAAGCATATCGTGAATTGCTCGCATACTTAATGGTAAACCAAGTGATTTAGCTGTCATAATATCAACAGCATCTCGACCCGTAAATTCAGTATCTGTAAAATCAAGATTAGGTGTAACAGAAACTTTAGTAGCATCTTCACCTAACCATTCAGCAATTAACTTAAGAATATTTTCTAACCCAGCCGCACCTGTTTGGGCAATTTGATTTAAACTAGCTGTCTTAGATGAAACACGAATACGGAGTGCTTCACCTGATTCAGCTTCCCCGCCTCTAGCATCTAATAGTCTACCGCCAAATTCGGATGCTTCTTTTCTATCATTTTCAAGCGCAAGTCTTTGTTCAGATAAGCCATCAGAAGTAACACCTACAAATTTAGCATCACCACCCAACGGAAGCTCTAACCTAGAGCCAGAACCAATTCTAACCTCTTCACCTTCTTCATTAATTCCACCAATAACAACAAAGGTATCCTGACCTTGCAAAAACAAAGATTGCCTATAATCTGCCTCACCCCTATAGATGGCAAGAGATAAATTAGCAAGTGCAAGCAAAGGTGGATCGCTAGGCTTAGTACATACATCGGTAGAGTTAACAAAAACAAATGGAATTTTGTTTAGTGTTCTACCACCAATTTGCGGCGTAATCATTTTTTCAAAACTATAATCTTCACTTTTATCAGCATTAAAAACACCAACGCTGTAAGGAAAATTGCCAGCATTTTCAGTAGAAATATCACCTAAAGAAAGAACCCTGTATTTTCTAACACTTTTCCAAACAAATCCACTTTTAGAATCAAATTGTCTTTCTTGTTCTGTTTCATCTAAAACAACAAAAACTAACTCTTGCCCATCAACATCTTCACGTTTATTATCATCCCAATTAATAATAGACTCACTACTATAAATAGCAATTCTAGGCAAGGTTTCATTAACTAACCTACCTGTAGTAAAATCGGCTAATAGCCCAACACGACCTGTAATTAACTGTTCTTCATTAATTTTACGAAGAAGCATCTTCATTGATAAGCCATCAATAGATGCATTGTTAATTAAAGCTTTCATTCTATCAGGAACTTGGATAATCGGCGGTTTACGGTGGAGTAGACCAAGTTGTGTTTCAACTGTACTAGCAACGTATTCAGGAAATCTTGCCCTTAGTCTATAAGCATTATATTGGATAAACCCCACACTTTCAACACCATTAGTTGCGCCATCTAAAACCTGACCGGGGGTTGCAGGAAGATATTTAAATCCTCTTTCCTTAACACTTCGCTCACCGGAATGGCAATCACGCATAACATACCAATCTAGTGAATGTTCGATATAACTAGGGTGTTTATTTGAAATTGACATTTAAAGAAATCCCTTAATCTTGCCGCTCTTAATTCTTTGCTCTAAATGGCAAACCATGTATCTACTTTCGTCCGCAATATGATCTTCAGCAGTAGTTAAAACGTCATCAGCATCTTTTTGCAAATCTCTAGGAAGAACAGGAATTGTTCTTAAAAAATGCTCACAATTATTAAAAACAAAAATAGCTTTCTCTTCTCTAGGTAATGGAAGTATAGCCGCGCGGAATCTTCTACGCATTAATTCCCACCCGGCTTTTCTAGATCCAGCTTTCTTATCCGCCGGATGCCACCTAATACCTTTATATCTCTTGTATCCCATCTTGATCGGTTTAGCCATGTCTGTAGCAATTGAGTTACCATTTTCAGTTTTAAAAATTGCAGAATCAGCAACACCAATAGAAACCCGTCCATACCATCCCCATTCAATTTCTCTCTCAATAATGCCCAACGCAATATCGCTAGCAAGCGTGCGCGTACCCATATTGGGCTCACCTGTCCAACCATACCACTCATTAATTCTAAAAACATCACCACGAACTGTAGAAATTAATCCATTTTTAGTCTGAACATCCGTACCATCAGACTCCGCCCACCACCCCACACTAAATGGTTTGGATGAACCCCAGTCAAAACTTCTATAAATTTTCCAAGAAGATGGAATATCGAATGGCTCTAAAACATGCTTTTTAGGTTCCCAAACATCATCAAACATACCCCCTGCAATAATATCCCAAGAACCATGAAGCCATGCATCTAATTCTGCTTTATTCCTAGCAGCCGAACGAATACGGTTCTTATAGTTTGGGTCAGCGTTTAGCAGAATTTTATTTTCATCAATTGTACCACGAATAGCAACTCTAGATTCACGATTGTTTTCTTTAATTAAAGTGCCAATCATCTTACCGGGTGCAACAGGAAGTTTAAATCTTGCTTTTACCCAATTGTGCCCCGGACCATATGGGTTTGTAGTTGCACGAACTCTTACAGGCATGTTAACAGTAGTTGATCTAACACAAGATTGCATTTTAAGATAAAATCCGGGATCAGCCCAAGTAGTTAATTCTTCAAAGCCCAACCAAGTATAGTTGAACCCGTGATGATTCCAGTAATCATCTTCTTTAAGACCGTAGGATAACTTTAAAAATTCACCCGTGGGCCAAGTCCAAGTCATCTTGGATTCGTTGAACTTAATTCCTTGAAAAATTTGAGGAAACCACTTCTTACTTTTAGACACAATATCCGCAAGTTGGGGGAAGGTTTGTCTAAAAAGAACTCCCTTCCATTCAGAACCAAATCCGGTTCTTTGGGCAACCCCATTTACTTTTTCTTGTTCGGTTCTATCATCCGATCTAGTACGCCAAGCAAAATCCATTAACAAAGCATCAGTTTTTCCCGGCCCTCTTGTTCCCTCATAAAGTACCTCAAATACTGGACAAAGAAGAAATTCAGATTGTGAACCGGGTTGGGGTGCCCAAATTGCTTTAACTTCTTCATCCATTGCGTTTTTATAGTACGCACCGAAGATACCGTCTTTTTCTTTCCATTGAATTGACATTTGTTCTTCCACTTGTTCTTTAGGTAAAAATAGTTTTATGATGTTTTTAGTGAAAAATTGTGTGGGAAAGTGGGAGTGATATACATGCCGTAGTTAGCCTCTTGTTAGGGGTACGGCCCCTGTTAGGGGGTAGGTTAGTTAGTACTAACTAACTTACGCCCTATATAAACCCGCTAACCACAAGTTAGTAATCACTAACCTCCTGCATAACCAAGTTAGTGATCACTAACATGCAACCTAACAAAACCCTAACTGCAAGTTAGTAATCACTAACCTCCTGCTAAGTCAAGTTAGTAATCACTAACATCTCCGCTAAGTCAAGTTAGTAAACACTAACATCCTGCATAAAGCAAGTTAGTAAACACTAACATATCCGCTAAGTCAAGTTAGTAAACACTAACATATCGCATCACAAGTTAGTTAGTGCTAACTAA